GATATCCCCAACATGTTGCTGCACTTGGTCGAATCGCTCGTACTGCTGCTGAGCATACTGGCATGCGAATTACTGAGGCGGCAGGTCGCTACGTTAACGGTCAATTCCAAAGAGCAGGCCGTTACGCTTATGACGCTGCTAAGAGAAGTGCAATAAGAGCTGCTCGTAGAGCTCGTGCTTGGGCTGTTACAACTCAAAATAACCGCCGTACTGATCGTTATAACAAGTTTAATGTTAATCGTGCTCCACCCACGCCACCTAAAACGTTTAAAACTATATCTAAACGTGCTAAAAGTTCTTCTTCTAAAACAATTAAAATGCGTTCAGCAAGTCGACCTTCGGGCTTTTTAAGTCGTCCCAAGAAGATTAATCGTAAAGATAAACGAGTTCGTATTAGCAAAAATGGTATTTATGGTACTATTGAATCCTATGATAGTATATCTTCTGTTGATTGTGCATATATTGGACACAGCACTGCAGTTGTGAATCAAATGAAACTATACATGTATTTAGCATTAGTTAAACGTGTTGTAGTTGGACATCAAGCACCTCCTGATGATTTTGATAAATTAATGATTGCAGATCTTGGATATGTTGCAAACGACAATTTTACTGTTATTTACCGTGCTGACAATGAAGTTGCGACCGGTACATCAGTCTATTCGTACCCTATTGGTGCATTATCCACTTTGACCGCTGTTGCGACGTCTATTTATAATCATTTTCAAACTTTGACAAATGATGATTGGGTATTGGAAGAAATTGTGTTTCAACCAAATTCGTTAAATACTTATGGAAAAGTTCGATTGAATCTCAAAAACGCTTCCGTTACGTTTGACATAAAGAGCACTCTTAAAATGCAAAATCGTACTGTTGACATAGCAACTGATAAAGAAGCCGATGACATTAATAATGTTCCACTAAACGGCAAATCGTATGAAGGAAAAGGCAATGGAACCAACTACACTAAATCCAAGGATGGGTCACAAGGATTATGGTGTGATGTTAAATATGGTTTAATTGCAAGCTCTGGAGGTGGTAGTCAACGTGAACCTCCAATGGGTCACTTGTTTAAAGGTGTATCACGTGCCGGCAAAGTTCGTTTCGAACCTGGTGCGCTACAAACATCAACATTGACCACCAAACAAACATATAAGCTGAGCACTCTTATCAAACAATTGTATATGAATGTTAAAACTAAGAGTATCATCAACTTGGGCACATTTCGATTTTATGCACTCGAGAAAATGATCGGTGGACAGTCTGAACAACCTATTGAGGTTGTGTTTGAACACAATTATTTTATTGGCTGTGAATTTGTCCCGGGACATTTCAATTACAGTGTTTCTTTGTTCTCTAAAGAAATTGTACCTTAATAAATCTTTTAACCTGGGCCCTAATTAGGCGCTTGCGCCTATAATAATACCATCCCGGGCTTTCCACGCTTGGGCTTTCCATAGAAAAGTTGAAACAGCTCTGACTCCGGCACATCTTGATCACCCCCGGTCCATACTTATAGATAAGGGAGCGTCGCGACAGACGCTAATTGACACTGTTTAAGCGCTTGCGCTTTAACAGTTCAGCTTGATTAGAATTTGTTAAATTAGTTTAATTAAAATGAGTTATGTTACAACGACGCAAAAGTGCCAAAATTGTTTCAGGATCACAGTCAGGATACCATAATCGCGGGTCAAGGTTACTTGTTAGCCAAATATGGGTTGCGCATAAAACGGTACTTGCGCCTTTGACCTCAACAATAACTGGATATCGGTCGAGCCATCGTAATAGATGAGCGATGTCAATGCCTCCACGGAACTCATCAATAACAACGTGTTCTTGACCTCGGTAGCCATCCCAGAACTTGGAACGAGGATCTTTAGGGTATGCGTCGAGACCGGCTTCTGTCCAGGCCCTTCGAGACTTCCCTGTGCCTGTGCTACCCCAGTACACACACACCCGACGTTCAATTCCAGTAGCTTGCAGATGGTCTGACTCGATACGTCTAAGTTGGTTGTAACATCGCACATAAATATCTGCTGGGATATCAGCCAACCGTCCCTCCACAGCGGCGGTCCGCACGAGCCCCCAGTCAGGCGGACTGTTGCGACGTATTTTTCGTTCACCCAACTCAAACTGCGTTCCATCGACCCGGGTATCATCTTTCCAAACGTATGCGTCAGCAGCTGCGGATCTTGATAGCTCTGCATGAACTCCGACACCAAAGATCTTCTTAACTGCGGCGAGTCTACACTTCCGATCGAAAACGACGAGGATCTGCCAATGGAGGTATCCGGTGTCCAGTCCCCGTTCGAGTTGACCTCGAATATAGGCGACACTTGGTGGTAGGTAGGGTACGAAATCGGCATGCGGGATTGTTAAAAGCCAGTAGACACCTTGAGACATAAGAGATTTTTGGGATTCTAGTATTACTTACTACAGAGAATTCCCAAATCTCAACCTACCTCTGTTGCTATAACCAGTTGAGTTGACCCCGTGTTATCCACAGGTTGACACATTATCAACAAACCCCAACTGGTTGCCATCACAAAAACTTTTGTTTTTAAAAAAGATAATGGATGTTGCCAGACGATATCCCCAACATGTTGCTGCACTTGGTCGAATCGCTCGTACTGCTGCTGAGCATACTGGCATGCGAATTACTGAGGCGGCAGGTCGCTACGTTAACGGTCAATTCCAAAGAGCAGG